GTGCCCCAAGTAGGTGCAGAGCCTCCATTAGGGTTGACCAGTTTACGTCCGTAACCATTTCCTGATGGTTCTGTTATGGTCGAGCCTGTGTCACTGTCACTGATGGTTGCTGTAGTCAAAGCCACGTATGTAGAGGGAGCAGTATAAGACTGATTGCGAAATGCGAAATCAAGTAGAACATTAGCTAGATAGTTAGATATATACCCGCTGCTAAACTCGACATACACCTCTCCAGATGCAACCGACGGTGTGTTACCTGAAACTACATTCTTCGATGAAGCAAGAGAGCCATGGGCTAGCATGTTTCCACCTGTTGCAGCATCAAACAGTGCCCAGTGTGTGATCGTGCCCCAATCGGCTGTAGCTTGAGGGAAAGTTACATCTGCATTTTGCGTAACCCTCCGTGATGATGCAGCCCCAAAGGTGATAGCTTGCCTAGCGTAACCACCTCCAGATGGCTCGCTCAAGCCAGATCCATCATCTAACGGATCTGCTGTAGAAAGTCCAAGGTAAACTGTCGATGGCGGCGAGTATGTGTTCTGATTCAACACATGATCTAACAGTTCATTTTCCAAGTAATTAGATATTGATCCCATTTCTTTATACCTCCTCGATTGTTCGCTCTGGTGTGAGCGATGTAAAGGTCCGCTCAGGAGTAAGCGAGGTCAAAGTACGCCCTACCGTGAGCGATTCAATAGTTGTATCCACAATTAATCCTAAACCTGCTGTTATCAAGTTGATTGCGCTGGTGAGTGTTGTAGCGTCTACCTGTGCTGTTGCTTCACGCAGAACTGCAAGCAGAGCATCTGATGTAGTCGTTCCCACTGAAATAGCTGCTGAAAGTGATCGTAGAATATTGAGCGCTGCCTGGGCGGTTTGTGTTGAGACTGTGATTTGAGCCTGACCAATCTTGATTAAAACCAGATCAATATCGTCTGGTGTAGTTGTAGCTGCCTGAATAGAGGCTGTGAGCGAGTAAATCAGGCCAAGAGTGACCGCACTGGTGACTGATTGTGCCTGAATGTCTGCTGTGACTGGCCTCAACACTGCTAGGGCTACATCAGACGTAGATGTCTGGGTGGCGATGTTAGCTATGGCCTGGATCAAGCCAGCTATGGAAAGCTCTACTGAGTCTGAGGCAAAGCTCTGAGCGTTTATGGCCGCTGATAAGGCACGAAGTACAGCTAGATCTATAGTACTGGTATTAGTCGCTGCAAGTATGTTTGCAATAGCGGTGATCAAACCTACTACTGTGAGGTCAACATCATCCGCTGTATAGCTTTGAGCCTGGATGTCTGCTGAAACTGACCTCAGTACGTTAAGCAATGCTGTTGAGGTGTTTGTTTGCCCTGTGATATTGGCAAGTGCGGTTTTGAGCAGTGCAAGAGTTATGGCGCTTGTGTTCGTGACTGCTTGAATGTCTGCAATGGCTGTTAATAGTAAGTTAAGTTGAGGTGTAGCTGTATTAGTCTGGGCCTGGATTGAGGCCGACAATGCCCTGAGCACAGCCAGGGTAGCAGAACTCGTGGAGCTGGCGGATTGGATATTGGCTGAACCAGTGATGGTCCCCCCTGCCGCCACATACTCATCTGCCCCAATGTCCCAGGGAGCAGAGCGGGTCTCGCCGTCAATGTCGTCGGTAAAGGATAGATATGGGTCGGATGAAAGGTCTGTGCCATAATCTTTTGCACCTGTGTCTGATGAATCAAGGTGGTAATTATCATTAACTTCGTCAACAAAAGTAAAGGTTTGATTAGCTCTGCCATAGCTACCCCAATCATCACCTGTATCATCGTCAGAAGCATTGTAATCAGATCCAGAAGCTAGACCATAAAAACAAGCAGATGAATATCCTTTACAAAGACAATTTTTGGCTAAGCATCTTAAAATCCCGTGGTTGTCAGAACCAACTGCGGTAATGTTATACGCGTATTGTGAGGACGATGTATCATCATCATTATCGATTGCTCTCCAACAATTAATAATAATGCTATTCCACATATACACAATACGACTAGAAAGAAATGGTTTAATGCCCCGTTCTGCATTTCGAATAATGCTGTACCCAATATATGTATAGTTACTATAAATATGTATTCCTGATGAACCAGAAGGCTTACTAGTACAGTCAATTTGCAATCCAAAAATCTTTGTATATTCTTCTCTAATAGCTAATGCGTCTCCAGATGTAACAACAATGCGGTAAGCGCTCGTATTCCACTTCCCATCATGCCTGTAGTTCTCGTTTGGGTCAGTCCAAATCTTGATGTATCTAGTATTATCAGTTGTCCAACCGTCAATGGTCACAGCAGTAGTGTCAGCAGCTCCTGTTGAGCACCTACAATCAGCAACAGCAATGAGGTCTGCCCCTACGAGGTCACCGTCACCAGACATAGAGGGATAATTCGATTGGGTACAGCTTCCGAAGTCCGCTTCCCAAGCAGCCAGAGACGAGTAATCCCCTCCGCCTCCTGTATCAACTATTTTTACAACTTCAGTTGCCATTTTAGCTCTTGGTCAACTCCGTTAAGGTTGCTGTTGTTCCTTGAGGTTTGTCGGTGATGCTGATCTTGTCGCTCGTAAGCTCAACAGTATCCTTTTGCAAAGCATCTTCAATTTCTTCAATATTGATTCTAAGTCTTCGTCTAGCTACAACATGCCTGATAGGTTCTGCTCTTGTCACAATTTGATAGCCAGGCGTCAAGCCGTAGTTCTGCAATCTTTCTACGACCGCATCGGCCAAAGATTGGCAAGCCTTAGTCGCCGTTGTCTCATCAGGGGCCTCAGCCATTACCCCTAGTCCTTGTGCTTCTGCAACATAACGAGTACCTATTTCAATCTCATCTTCTTTTACTATCTGTTCTAGCTCTTCAGGCTTTTTATCTGGAATACGTAAGATGTAAAACTTCTCCTTTTTCAGCTCTTCCTTACCCCACTTCCAGCCGTCAGGCTTGATAACTACAACGTCACCCTTCTTATAGCATCCTCGTAAATCCTTGACTGGATCAGGATTTGTTGTATCTGAGGATTTAATTAGCAATTCAGCCATTATTTACCTCCAAACGTTTAGCTATTGACTGCAATTTCTCTGTTGGTATTGACACTGTTGTCGATATTGCATTTGTCGCCTTAAGCAAATGGACTAAGGCTGCTCTGATGTCATCAAGCGACAGCCTTGAGAGCTTGGCTTTCAGCTCTTCTTCTTTTGCTTCAGCTTCGATTTCTTCGGCTGTTTTGAGCCTGATTTTGTTTCCATCTTTAACTAGCTTCCTGCGATCTGCGTACCTCATTCTTACCAATTGACTTCCCGGTACTTCGATCGCATGTAGGATAAAAACTCCGTTTTTCTCTTCAACCCAGATCTCGTCTAACGTAGCTAGGTCGATGATCTTCTTACCGTCAAACCTTAACCGCTCAAGACCTACTCCTTTAGGAAGCCGCCCTATCTCTGTAGGTCCGCCAATCTTGACAATTATGTCTTTGTCCAGTGTCGCTCTCATCAGCTAAGCCCAACCATAAATTGAAAATCCTTGTAAATAACCCGTGCCGCTAGTTGCACGTCCATGTATAGATATAGTATATGGGCCCGCACTCAATGTTGATACGTTTAGTGAGCCTGTGCTCGCCCATAATGGCCCAAACCCAGATATGTGTGCTTCAGATGATGTCAGTGATGATATTTTAAAATGTACATAAGTCTCAGCGGAGCCACCATCACCAGCTAAAGCTGCATACATTTGGAGATAATTAATGTTACCGGATAGATAGATGCGACAGTCAGTTAGCTTCACCTCAAGGCTGCTGGTCATACTCCATTCATTCCCATTGTGACGACAAGAGAACAATAGATGTCGCATTTTTGTCTCTTTGTCATTTATGTTAACTTGCAACGTGCTGAGCTGGGAGTCTATTCCTTTTAGATGTGCGGCCAAGTCATCAACATCATCAGCTTCAGGGACGGAAGCATCAGGAGAATACTGTGCTGGTGTAAAATCTATGTCTATCTTATCCCCATCAAGGTAGCTACCGTCAGTGAAATCCTGTCCGTACGGTTTATCATTAGACAGATCCCATATATTGAGCCAGGCAGTATTCGCTTCGTTTCGCAGCTTTAGGATATGATTGGTAGTGTCATACCAAAACATGCCTGCTATAGGGTTGCTAGGGGCAGACGCGCCGCTGAAGGTTGACTTCAGGGTTGCAAACATTGCCTTCATTGTACTGAGGTCTGAATCCCAGTCATTACTTGCCTGCGGGACATTGTCTGACCATGTTTGGCTCATGGCTCTCTCCTATTGACAAAATTTAAGTGTGTAATGCTCTACTAAAGCATACATCTCCCCAGTAGGGTCCGTAATTTCTATTTCAATCTGGAAATAACGTCCTGTCACTATGGCGGACAAGATTTCCATCTTCTCCACTTCATTAGTCGGAGGGTTAGTGTCACCGTATTTTAGCTTGATCTTCACCTGTGGCCCTGTTTCTAACTCGAAGTTATCTGACCATGACGTTCCTGGCGTCATCTGTGAGGACCAGCTCTCTCCAGCCGTGAGGTTATCTTCCCAGGCTGTTCCTGATCCTGTCACTACGATATCAGCCAAGACATAAACCATGTAGCGGTCTGAGCTGCCAAGATCATAAACTGGGGAAGTATAGCTCCCGCTCAAACTCCCTCCACTGTGTGAACACTTGAGATAATACTCGCTATTATAAGTCGTTTGCTCTGTGTTATCAAAAGTCCCACTGCTGTAATCGTTGGTCTCAGTATGCTGTACTGTCCATCCATCTGGGGGGTCTTTGAGACTGGCTGATGCGGACCTTGGCGTTTCTCCATAAAGGCCGTTGTTCGCAAGAGTGTTCGCGTAAAAGGTATAGCTCCCAGGCTTGACACCATATAGCGACAGGTTTGGGGCGCGATAAGCCCCAAGAAAAATCCCACCAGTCCAGGATGGGCCGAGGCGAAACTCGTAAAGCTCTACATCTGGATCGTCAACTCGATCGGCGTACAAGTTGACAGTATTTGCATTGACTATGGCATAGAGAGCGGCAAGGGATTCTGGTGTATCAGTCTTACCTTGAATTGTCTTGCTTATCTTATAGGCGTCTGACAAAGGCTGCTTAGTACCCCAGATAGAGACAGTCCTCAGCTTCAGATAATACGTGGTGTCTTCTTCCACTGGATCAATAACAAAATCATTGGTAGTATCAAAGATATGCCTGTATGTACTGTCGTCAAAGCTCTGCCACACCTCCACATGGCTAAACCAAGCATAGTCGACTGGGGGATCGAAACTAACCTTCCATCTAGTAAATGTCCTGAGCCTATAATAGTAAGTCTCTTCTTCATGAGAAACGTTGCTTACCGATGGAGGCGGATCGCTTGGATCGGGCAAAGTGGTTTCATAGACATCTTCGGTATTGATGTTGTAACTATCATCATAAAGTGTGTCAGACTCGTATTGTAGCCTAAGATCTATAAAACCGTCTGGCCTTACATCTGCTTCAACTACTCTCATAAGCTGATCTGACACGGAGATTGCGGAAGACGTAAGGGTAACTAAGTCATGTGGCTCTAGCTTTACTGCGTCGTCTCTTGCAGTTAATGAGATAGTGCGGTCGAGCTGCCATCGCTCAAGCCAATACGTAGCAAGTTGCCCCGCTGTTTCTCTATCTGTGAAGCCTGTCAGCCGTAAATCCTTGATATTCCCAGTTTCCTCACCGACAAAGAAAGAATCCTCTACATATTCGTTGTTGTCGGCTTTGATATAATATACTCTGAGCCCGTCTGGCCGGTCCCACATGGAATCTTGATCAACTGAGATCATTGCCTTGCCGTCTGGCCCCTGAACAATATGCTCATCGGTAATATCCATGACTGTGGACTCGCTAGTTGTGTCAGCATAATAGAGATAATACTTGCCATCATATTGAGTAATAGTGTGTCGAGCATGAAGCAGGATGGTCTTGAGGATGTCCCAGCCGGAAGATTGAGGGTTTGATACGGCCAGGTTGAGCTTCCATCCCTTTGTATCGCAATAGTTCGCTGCTGCTGTCCAGGAGGTAATGTCTATTTGTGATGCGCTTTTTCCCATTCCGTATCTTGTATTTGTTAGCCAATCGTAGGCAATTAGGACTGGATTTTGTGACCAACTGGTAGAACTATCACGGAAATCATAGAGTTTGCGGCCCTTCAATATGACTGTACGTTGGGGTAAGCTTTGAAAGTAATCTTGATCATATGTAAGGTGCCACACTATGTAACAAGTATTCCGCATATTGTCAGTCCACTTGGTATGGACAGCGTGAAGATTCGTATCGTAGGTCTGTGTCGCCGAACCTGAGTAGAACCAATATTCAGCGTTGCCGCCATATTCACTATAGAGCTTGTCGCCCAGGTAAGCAGCAGTAATAGAGTCGCATTCGCCTTCGCTGAGAGTCTGGACTATCCAGAGGTCCTTGAGGTCATCGCCAGCAGAATGGATATATACGTCATTACCGCCCACTCGCAATTGCCCATAAACTACCTTCAAGGGTTCGCTAGTAGAGCGAGTATTTAGCTTGAGCCCAGCAGATCCGCGGGTGAGTAAGTCGCTAGCATCCAGCTTAGGGGACTCTATGTCGGATCTAGAGACATAACCGCCAATGAGGCCACTGGCAAGGGCTATACCAGCACCCAGCCAGCCACCAACAATGGTTCCAGCGATCCCTCCAGCTATGCCTATGAGTTGTCCTACTTCTTTGCCCATCTATAGGCCTTCTCTATCTCGAAAAGTCTTAGGCTAACTAGCTCAACACCCTTGTCTTCAAGTGCTGTTAATACAAGCGTTTGCCCCGCATGAATACCAAAAACTTTTTCCCCACTTGCCTTCGCCCTGAGTTCTAGGATGTCTCCTGCCGAAGCCCTTTCCGGTGGTATTTCATCACCTAATTGCCCCAAAAGCTCTGAAAAGATAGCTTCAGCTTTTGCCTGATCCTCAATCCATAACTGAGGATAGCTTTCTTTTGTGATACTTCTAAATACTGTTGGTGGGTTAACGCCGACATGCTCAGCAGCACACATGATCAGGCTAAGACAATCAAAGCCTTCTTTTCTGCTCCACCCTCCGAGCCTGTATGGGGCTCCTCTGAATTTATCTGTCAGAAGCCTGATATTCATGACTT